ATTCTGGGTTTCCTGCATCCTGGTCAACTCGTTGCTAGTTAGAACTCTCATCAATCGTCACTCGGTTCTGGATTATTTATGATCCATGGTGTTGCATCAACCGCTCCGCCTTCTTTTGGCCATTTGATCAATGTTGCAGTCTTTGAATAGCGTCTGGCTTTGTGCATTCGTGCTGCTGCCATATATTGCTCATAGACCTGTGAACGGGTGTACTTTCCACCATCAGCGGAAAAGTCAAAATCAACGCTAACCGTTGCGGCTTTTTCTTCCCAAACATCAGCAGCGGCGGCGTGTAGATCATATGTGTCAATCCAGTTATCATTCTCGTCTTGTGTGGGCGGCTCAGTAGAAGTGTCCCATGTATAGGGTGCTTCTCCGCGCTCATCCATCACCGGATATGATTCTATGTAGGTTGTCAGTACTCCATCCGTATAAGGATCAAGAATATCTGATTCACCAACCATTCTGCGTAATTGTGCTATCTGTGCTGCCGTCGCTGCCATTAGTTACTCCTAAGCTAATCTGATATATTCCACAAATAACTCTGCGGCCAAGCCAACAGAGGTCGCAGATCCGGTAAAGGTGATATATTCGTCACTTTCCCAGATTACGGCTTCTTCGGTTTCGTTGACTGGAACGGCTTGACAATTAAACGCCTTGCCGCCTACTGTTGCCTCGAGCATGTCAAAGGAACTTAGAATATCAGTTGCCTTTACACCGGTTGCAGCAATACCTACATCAAGATTACCCGCTCCGGTTGAACCGGTTGTAAAATACATAAATGTTCTGGTGATAACTAAATCCACGCCTTCAGGATTCAAGTATTCTCCAAGACCTGCATTGGCCGCAGAAACAGCGCCGGTTAAATCAAGCGTAAGCCTTCCGCGTCCTTCACTTTCAATCGCTACTGTCATTTTTTATACTCCAAAGGCCGGAATCTCACCGGCCATATTTTTATTTATGCTACTGATGCAACAACTGCCAAGCCCATGCTTGTTCCTGTTCCTTGATCTGGCGATCCAGATACCCAAACACATGCTTTAGCCTGGTCTTCCCAGTCATCAATGCCACTATTTCTGAAACATCCCTGTAATAAGAAATGCTGTCTAGTTGTATCAACGGTGTCAATTTCAAATGCAGTATCAATATTAGTGTCTGACTCATTGAAGAAATAGCAGTTTTTAAACAGCATGTACTCAATGATTCCAGCGCCTGCATCAGATTCTACGATCATCGCTCCAGCGTTTGATGCGTGAATGCCGAAGAAACAATCTTCAAATACAACACGTGGAACAAACCCGGTCAGCATTGCAACACAGCGAACACCTGTTGGTTGTGAAATACTTGTCAGTCCGAATGTGCAATTCTTGAATAGATGCTCTCCATCGTCACCAGACAGACCTAAAGAATACGATCCGTCAACACAATTTGTGGCATGACCTGATCCAGCAAAATGAACATTCTCAAAATAGTTACGTCCGCCTGTTACAAGAACATTACCGAGTGCTGTTGCTGTTGCTGCACCATTGAAAATATATATGTCTTTGAAAATACAGCCAGTGCCTGAAACTGTGATTAATGGGGTAGTTGCAATTCCAGCAGCCGCGAAGATTCTCGCCCGTTGTGCTGTACGAACACCTGCGCAAAGTCCGACAAGATGTGTATAGCTCTTTGACCACACGAGCGAAGCTGCCAAGTTATTTCCTGCCGGGCCAGCAATTACGGCTACAACATCGTTTTGTCCACTTGTACATTTGTTGTAAGCTGCCAAGATTGTGAGCATTGGTTTTTCAGGACGTAGACCATCATTGCTATCAGATCCATTTGTTGAGTCCACATAGTAGACATTACTATAAGGACCAACCGGAAGGTTCAACTCGAAATTTATTGTTTTTCTAGGGAATAAACCCATATCATACCTCCTATGGTATCAACGCGCCGAATGGGTATCGGTTAGCTTCTGTTTCTTCTAATCGATTAATTGGATTAGGTAACTGCCAGCCAAGCCGAATTACTGCTCTAAGTGCGACCATGTCCTGTTGGAACAGGTTATAAACAATGTCTCCAGCGCCATCTTGGATAATGCCCTGATCTGCAATGGTCCAAGTAAGATCTTGTCTAATTGAATAAACAAGCTGTGACCAATCGCCTGAGAACATATAAGCATCTGTTGCAGCGAATGAACCGTTGCGCACAAACTGCATTGGTTGACCGTCAATCGCGTAATCAGAAACACCTTGCATGGATGAGGTAAAGATCAGATTGCCCTCTGTGTCTCTAAGATTACGTAAACGTCCGCGCATTTCAGTTAATGCTAAATGCCCGGTTGGTAAATATCCATCAGCTTCAACTAGGCTAATAATGCCTGTCTCAGCCATTACTTCTTCGTAAAGGTCAGCGCCGGATCCGAGTGTTACATCATTTCCTGCAGCTACAAGACCTGTTAGAATGTCATCCGGCCAAGAAGCAGGGGCGTTAGTTCCTACAAGAACGGCTGCATCAATCGCAACACCAAATGCTTCCATTAACAACGGTTTTACTTCGGCCCAAATTGGGTATTTACTATCGTCCAAAATGCTTTGTGGAATAGGAACGATCACCGCAAGTTCTTCGGCGGTAATGGTCTTGTCTTCCCAGCACATTCTAGTTGTGTTCTTTAATCCAGTCCTGCCATTAACAAAATAGGCAGTTGGTAAAGATGAGATTACCGGCATTGTCTTTGTTGCGCTAGACATATTGGGTAATCTTTTGGCCATGCTCAAAACATGTGAAAGTTGTGGCACGCCTTTAATTATTTCATTCGCCTCTTCTACGGGAATAAGTGAATCCGCGCAATCGGCATCAATTATGCTATTGTATGGCATATTATCTCCTGTTATCTATGAGCCGCCTTTCTGATCCTATCATCGACTGACTCCCCAGCGATTCCGGTATTTCTACCAGCTCCAGCATCAGCGGTCGGCTTTGGTGTTACTCCAAATAGTTCCGGGTAACTCTCTTTGAGAGCTGTCCAGTTTACGTTACCGCGCTTGTCAAATAGATCATCTGCAAGTGCGAGTGTGAAGGCTGCTTTTGTGCTACGGCACCCGATCTCCGGCTTTGCCGCTTCTTGGAAGAAGTCAGCCCTCTTTGTTTCTGTTACCAGTTTGTCAGCAATCTCAGTTAATTGCTTTTGTGCATCACTTCCAGCTTCTGCTTGTTTCGCTAAATCTCTTAACGATTTCTCCTGATCCTTTCGAGCATCACGCTCTTTGTCAAGTGCGCTGGTTAATCCGCTAGTATGATCCTGGTACAGTGTCTTAGCCTCGTCTGTGAGGCCCGCTAGCACGGCCTCCCAAGTTATGGCGTCTGGTGTTGGTGTATCTGGTGTTGGTGGTGTTCCTTCATCGGCTGAACTTCCCGCTCCGCCTTTGTCGGCTTCATAAACTTTGCGTAACATCTCGTTACTCCTTTTTGGCTTCTCGCCATATAATAAAAAAAGCGACATATTGATAAATCACTGATTTCTCGGTGACTTATTAATATGCCGCAGGTTTCCCGGGGACTGTTATTTAATTGTTATCTTTTACGCTTTGGTACTATTGACCTATCCATTCCCAACATATCCTCTATTGCGCCTAAAATCATTATTAACGCTCGTCTAATTATAACCCAGAAGTTGCGATCTGGGGAATAGCTACGCTTGATTGGTGTCGGCAACATCTTCAAATATTATCCCTAATATATCCCTGATAAGCTGGTACTGTGTTTCGGTTGCTTCGTTATGCGTTAGCAGTCGAAAACTGATCTCGTTAGCCTTGTCGTCTAGTTCTTCTCTCAGCTCATCGTTCATTTAGAAAGATCCCCTATAATCCACGCATATAAAAGCATCCCGTAGCATAAACCCTGCAACCAAAAAAATAAACATGCCCCTGCTGAAACTTTATTCATATCAATACACACACAATGACGCTGCAATAATGTATAATCCCACGACCAGGCCGAACAAGAAGCATCCGCCTGCGATTGCGAATATCCCGCCGTACTCTTTTATTTTAGTCATATTGTTACCCTTTCACTAATAAACACCTAATAATCCTGCTATCATAAACACCGCAAAGCATAACCCTACCATTACCATGATTATCGCTATTATTGATGGTAAACTACCTGATGTGTTCATGGGTAAGCCTTTCTAACTAATGCATCTATAACCATATCTTTTACCGTATCTGTCAAGTGACTGTAACTCATAAATCTAAACAACAGACATTTACTATCTTTACACAAAACATCATTACGTTGACCATTACCGAAGTTAAAATGTTTGCAATCTGCACAAAACACGCCGTACATAATGTCTACCCGTTCTTTTTCTACAGCAAGCATCCTTTCGCATTCAGCAATGGTTTTGTCTGTTTCTCTTATGTTCTCAATGACATCTTCGCAACACTGCCCTACAAATCGCCTAAACATCTTCTTATCCTTTCCTATGCTGTCATTGTAGCATAATAGATGCGATTATTCAACTACATCTTTACTATCTTCTTCTGAGAATATAGAATCGTTTAGCGTTTCTGAATATGGTATATAAACTTTATCCTTGCCAATTAATACATATATGCCTTTGGCTGTACGTTTGATTAATTCGTATTCTCCAGCAGGTAAAAGGTTTAAAGTTTGAGTCATTTTACATCCTTATTTGTGTGGGGTTTCAGCCTTTATTATTATTTTTATGATCTCAATAAACGACAATTTGGAATAGTCAACTTTTACCATAACCCTGTACCTCTTAATAACCGCTCAACTTCTAACACCTGTGATTCTGCATCTACAAGACCAAG